CGTCGTCGATCACAAAGACGGCAATCCGCTCAACAATTCGCTGAGTAATTTACAGTGGATCACACAAAAAGAAAATATTAGAAAAGGTACAGCTGTCAAAATGTCTCGACTTAAAAATAGTAAATTGTATGAAATTACTCACCCGAACGGTAAGGTGGAATTAATTAGGAATTTAACCCAGTACGCTAAAGACCACGGTATTACCCACCAACATCTGAGCAGAGTAGCACACGGACTTAGAAAACATTGCCGCGGTCTAGTTATTAAGCGCGTGGAGGTATCACAATGAGCGTGTCATCGCTTCACCCTGAATACGAAAAAATTCACAAACGATGGGATCTTGTTCGATCTATCGTAGCTAACAAAGCAAAACACCTTTTGCGCGTTGTCGACCCCAACGACATTATAAGGTCAAATCAGTATAAAGACGATGCTATCTTAACGAACTTTACACGTCTAACAAAAGAAGGTTTGACGGGTTTGGTATTTCGTAAAGACAGTAAAAAGGAAATTCCCGCCGAATTAGACTATATAGAGGACGATGCAACAGGTTCTAAGTTTGGGTTAGACCAACTAGCCCAGAAGATAGTCGGGGAAACGCTAGAAACAGGCCGCTACGGCCTTTTAGTCGATTATCCACAGGCTAACCCAGGCGAGACAGAAAAGCTTGCTAGAATACGTCCCTATAGTGCTGAAAACATCATAAATTGGAAATACGTCGATTTAGGCAACGAATACAAGCTTACAATGGTAGTTTTGAAAGAGTGTGTGGACGATACAGGCGAAGATGGTTTTTCCTGGGTGGAGAAAGTACAATATCGCGTATTGTTTTTAAATGAGCTTGGCGAATACTCACAGGTTATTTACAATGATGAACTAGAACCTGTAGTTTCCACGTTAGTTGTTCCAACTGATTACAATGGCAGCCCATTAACAGAAATACCATTTACTTTTATTGGTGCGGACAATAATGATGCTGCGGTTGATTCGATTCCGTTATATGACCTATCAGTCGTCAATTTGGGACACTACAAAGCATCAGCCGACTTGATGGAAACAATGTTCATGTGCGGTCAGGTTGTGCCAGTTGTTAATACAGGTGAGGTGGGTGAAGAGCAATGGCACCAAGCCAACCCCAATGGCATTTTAATTGGTAGTCGCGCCCCTATTGTTGTTGGTATTGGCGGTTCGTTTGATTTTAAACAAGCACAGCCAAACACACTACCGCAACAGGTAATGAATGATCTACAAGCCCAGGCAGCAGCCATAGGCGCAAGACTTATTGCCCCACCAGGGGGGCGAGAGACGGCAGAGGCTGCAAAAATACGCTACGGCAGTCAGAACAGCGTACTGTACACAATTACAAGAAATATTTCAGACGCAATAGAGCAAGCTCTCTATTACATATCTTTGTTTATGATGGAAACACCTGTTTATTGCGCATACGAATTAAATGATCAATTCTACGAAGAAACTGCAGACCCTAATTTAATTGCACAACTTTGGATGGGAGTTGACCGCGGAGCGCTCAGCACTAATGAAGTTAGAGGCCACATCGAGCGTTCTGGGGTTAAGTTGGAAAAGAACCCAACGTTGGCGGAGGTCATCCCAAGTGACGTTACAGAATGATTTAATCAAACACACTATATTTCTACAACGATTTGCAACCAGAGAACAAAAAAAGCTTGTTGAGAATATTAAAGCAATTGCAGAAAATGCAATGCTATATGCAAATGAGTTTGTGCCAACTGTAGAGCGTAGAAAGCAGGTGGTGGTGTTTTCAAAGAAGGTGCAAGAAGAGTCGGAACCCCTAGAAGGGCTTTATGACTACGAACGAAAGTTTATTCGTAAACTACTGAGAAAATATGGCAAAGACGACAGTATTAAATAACACTGGTGCGGTATACGCTAAGTATTATAGAGATGCAACGCGTCAAATATTGCAAACAATAAACGACGGTATCACTAATGGGCTACCACGTTCAGAGATTGAAGCGTCAATTGAAAACCTGCTTAATGGAAGACTAACAGCGCAAGCAGCAAGTGTGTCAAGAACTAGTGCAAACGCCATGGCAAATAATGCTAAGGTGGCTGAATATAAAGAGCAGAAAATAGAGCGTGTTGAGTGGGTGTTGGCTGACGATCACGACGAAGATGATGAGTGTGACGATTACGACGGTCAGGTTTGGGATTTAGAGGACGCTATAAGACCACCAATCCACTACAATTGCAAATGCACACTAGCCCCGGTGATTGAATGAAAGTATTAACAAACTTAGTTAATTCAGATAAAAAGTTAAGACAAGAAGTTGTGACCGATGTTAAAACATACATGAAAAAACCATGCTCATTAGACGAGCTTTCTATGTTAGATGATTTACATGTATTTGATCAAGTAGAAGACGACAAAATACCTACCTGATGTGTGGTATAATAGTATTATAGATTATAAAATCTATTTTGTCAAATAACTAACGTCCCGGCGGGACAGAGGAACCAAAAAATGAGTGATGCGGCGCAAAACTTAGATGAAGTAAAGACTGAGGAGATAGCAGTCGAAGGTAGTAAACCAGACTATGACGAATTACAAAAACGACTTGATTCCGTGTTAGCAAAACACAATCAATTGATGGACGAGACCAAGAACGCAAAAAGGGAAAAGGCAAGAATAGAGCAAGAGCAGGCAGAAAAAGAAAAAGAGCTCGCAGCAAAAAATGGCGAATTTGAAAAACTGTGGAAGACAGCCGCGCAAGAAAAAGAGGCACTTTTACAACAACTAAAAGATATTAAAAACGGAAGTAGACAAGAGAAATTAAGTTTAGCTTCTATGAAGATTGCAACAGAGCTAGCAGATGGCGATAACGCCGATTTACTTAGCGAATTTGTAAAGAAAAACTTAGAAAAGCTTGCAGACGATGACGGCAGCCTCGGCGAGGATGTTGTTAAGGCTGTAGCCTCTGAGTTTAAAAACAATCCCAAGTTCAAAGCATTGCTGCGGAGCAGCAAAGCGTCTGGTGGCGGTGCCCCTGGAAACACAAAACCGGAAAGTATCGGTAGTAACGCAAAACAAGATCTATCCCCCCTAGAAAGAATGAACAGGGCGAGAGGGATCAAGGAATAACTTAATCACTAAGGGTAAATTTTAAAATGGCACTAACTTTAATTGAAGCAGCAAAACTAGAAAGGGGCGATGAGTATCGCAGAGGTATTATCGAACTTTACTCTGGTAGTTCGTCTATCTTGGCGTCTTTACCGTTTCAAAATATTCAGGGTAACGCACTTAAATATAACAGAGAAGCAAATTACCCAGGCGTGGGGTTCCGCGGCGTAAACGAGGCCTATACAGCGTCTACTGGGGTCTTAAACCCAATTACAGAGGTTCTTGTAATTACGGGGGGTGAGCTAGACGTCGATAAATTTATTATTGACACTATGGGGGCATCTCAAAGATCCGTTCAAGAAGCTATGAAAGTTCGAGCTTTGGCTTTAGCTTGGACAAACTCATTTATAAATGGTAATAACGCAACAGACCCGAGAGGTTTTGATGGTCTAGAAATACGTGTTACGGGCGACCAAGTTATTGATGCAGGTTCAACAGCTAATGGTGCCGCATTATCACTTGCAAAATTAGACCAGGCGATTGATCAAACTCTAAACCCCACACATATTATCATGAATAAAGCAATGGCACGTAAATTTGCCGCCGCCGGAAGAACAACAGCCGTCTCTGGATACGTTCAGTGGGAACCTAATGAAATGGGTCAGCGAATAATGATGTACAACGGCCTGCCTATTTTAACAGTCGACTTAGACAATAACGGGAATCAGATTCTAGGGTTCGATGAGGCCGCTGCATCTGGTACTGCTACCGCGACTAGTATCTATGTTGTCAACATGGGTGCTGATGGTCTAACTGGCCTACAGAATGGCGGGATAGATGTACGTGACTTAGGGGAACTACAAACAGCCCCAGTAATGCGCACTCGCGTTGAATGGTATACTGGTCTTGCTTGTTTCAACGGCCGCGCAGTAACTCGTCTACGATATATTGGCGATTTAGCAATAGTTGCATAATTAATAGAGGCTCTTAGAGCCTCAGTTTTAGGAAATATTAGAAAATGGCAAAATATAGACATAATTTTACTTATGATGATGCGCTAGAGATGAAGGCCGCTGGCTTGGTGGCATCTACTGCCGCAGGGTCACTTGTAGTTGATTTGGGCGATGGCTTCATGGAAGGATACTTAGTTATTGATGTTACCGCGCTTGAGGTTGCATCTACCGATGAGGTTTACACTATCTCTTTAGAGGGTTCAAACGTAGCTGCGTTAGCTTCCGGCTCGGTTCAACTAGCCCAAGCACCGGTAATGGGTAATGCACCAGCTCCGGCCGACGCTGATACCACTATTGGTAGGTTTGTCGTACCTGTTACAAATGAGCAGAATGGTGAATTATATAGGTATGTTCGTATACACACCACAGTCGCCGGTAATATCGCAACTGGTATTAACTACTCTGCTTTTTTAGCAAAACGTTAATAGCAACTAATGGGCCGAAAGGCCCTATTCCAAAGGGTATATAATGGCACAGACATTTTCAGGCAGCGTTAAATTAGCACTAGCTGGCACATTTACAGGCGACAATGATTTGTCTACAGTTGCCCAAGCTATTAACTACAGTAAAAACTATAGCTTTACAAACGGCACAGCAGCCGATCAAGCTAATATGATTTTTATGGATCAACGAACCATTGCAGCATCAGGTACTGATGATTTAGATTTGTACGGTGGTCTTACTAACACTTACGGAACAACTATAAACTTTACTTCTATTAAAGGAATTATTGTTTACGCAGCCGCTACTAATACAAACAATGTAGTTATTGGCGGGGACGCATCAGCAGCCTTTATCAACTGGGTTGGCGCAGCCAACGACGTTATTAACGTTAAACCTGGCGGTATGTTTGCGTTGATAGACCCAAACGCTAATGGATACGCAGTAACAGCAACAACTGGTGATATATTACAGATTGCTAATAGTAGCTCTGGAACATCGGTTACTTACGATATTATTCTGCTTGGTGAAGTGTAATGGCAATTGTCGCTGAAGATGGCAGCTTAGTTACTGGGGCAAATAGTTATGTCACAGAGGCTGAGCTTGCAGCATATAACAGCGCACGTAATATAACACTATCTGGCACCTATACAGCTGAACAGCTTTTGATTATGGCAATGGATTATATAGAGAGTCTTTCTTATAAAGGCTTGAAAGTAAATTCCACCCAAGCCCTACAATGGCCACGTGTCGATGTTTACATTGACGGGTATTACTTCGAGAGTGATGAGATACCAAACCAATTAAAAAATGGTCTTATGCAGGCAGCAGTTGCGATTGATGCTGGTAACAGCCCGCAACAAGTAGCCCCACGAAAAACAATAAGAGAGAAAGTGGGAGAGCTAGAAGTTGAATATGCAACAGGGTCAAGTTCCGTTGCTATAGATACAAAAATAAAATCCTTCTTGTATAAATTATTAGCAGGCGGTGGGTACGGTTCTGCAAACACTGTGGGTACTAAGGGATGACATTCGCGACGGATTTAAAAAATGTTGCTAACACCCTATTAACTAATTACGGTCAGTCTATCTCTTTTGTGAGATGGTCAACCACTGAATACAATACAGCTACTGGGGGCGTTGATCCCGTGACTTCAACAACCTTCGGCGGTGTAGCACATCCTAGGTCTTATAGACTGGATGAAATAGACGGACAGACAATAGAAACTAATGATATAAGTGCTATTGTATACTCTACGACAGAGCCAAGAATACAAGATGAAGCAACGATGGGCGGTGTAGTCTATCGTGTAATGAACATTGAGAAAGTACAAGCCCAGGGCGTGGCTATTGTGTATCGCCTACAACTCCGCGCATAGTTTATTTGTTAGGGGTTTATTCTAGGAACACTAGAACAATGATTGTAAATACAAAAGAATATATTGCAAAGATGCAAAAGCATCAACAAACCATTTTAGATAGAGCTAGTTTAGTAGTTAACGCTACAGTTGTAGAAATGTTTGAGAAGATTGTCGATAGAACCCCAGTTGGTGACCCCAGTTTGTGGAACTACCCAGCCCCTAAAGGCTACAATCCAGGAACATTGAAAGCAAGCTGGGTATTGGATTATAACACTAACGGTGCTATGCGTAATGAGAAAGGCCAATTTGCCACCCAAGCTAAATACGGGATTAGTTTAAAACTAGGCAGCAGGGCAACGCAAGATGCGATTATTTACAATCAACAACCATACGCCTCTAGGGTAGAATATGGCAGCTGGAGTACACAGGCACCATCAGGAATGATGAGAATTACAGTAAAAGAATACGACGCAATATTGAATAAGAACGCAACGCGATACAGGATTAAATAATGGCCACCTTTGCAAATATACAGAGAGTGCTAGACGAAAGACTTAAGACTATGCCTGGAGTGCCTTTTATCTCTTGGCCTAATGCTGAGGTAAGACCAGGCAATGCAGCTTTAACACAATATGTTAGACCTAGCTTATTGTTGGCGAATACAGAGCTTTATACATTGAATGATTATGAACGTATTCCAGGTATCTATCAAATAGACATTTATGGGCAATTAAATCGCGGTGTACAGCAAGTTTATTCAATAGCGGATAGTTTAAAAGATCATTTTGAGTCAAATAGGGCGTTAGTGCAAGGCAGCTCTTTAGTCTTTATTCAAGGGATTAATATGGGACAAGCAGTTAGGGAAGATAAGTGGTTCAGGGTTTTTGTAGAAGTAAATTTTATGTGTTTTAACAACTGATAGCCTAGCTATCGAAACTGTGAGGAAAACAAATGGCAACACCTATTTTATGTCAGGGCGTGACATTTACATTTGACAATGCATCAAGCACACCTGTTACGGTGGGTGGTGTCGTGTCTGTAACTGGTATCGGTAGTGGTTCAGCTACTGAAATCGATGTGACAACTTTGGCAAGTACGGCAAAAGAGTTTAGACAGGGCTTGCGGGATTTTGGTTCTATTTCAATGGAACTGATTCGCGACCAAGACGATGCTGGACAAGTTGAGATGTTCAACGCGATGGGCTTACAGGCTGTTCGTACTTGTATTATAACATTACCAACTTCGACTGCTAACGTCGGAACGTTTGAGGGATTTGTGCAATCAATCTCTACAGACGTAAATGCCGATGGAGTGGTAACAGGTACTGCAACAATTCGTATCACTGGCGCAGTGGCTTGGACCTAGTAAAAGGGCTAACTAATAGGAGAGGATTATGTTACTAAGTAAAGCAAATTTTAACGAGCTTGTCCAAAGACAGCATAAAGTTGTAAAGTGTGACAAGTTCGACATTCGTTTACAGTCTTTATTGATTGAAGACCAACTTGAAATTGAAAAGATAAATTCTAAACCAGATAAAACAGATAATGAACTTATCTTTGTAATGCTTAAACTTTCATGTATTGATGAAAACGGCGTTAGGATATTAGATGATGAGAATGTAAAGAAATTACCATCTAGCCTTGCGTTAAAACTTTTTGATGAGTGTTTGAAGCTTAACGGATTAGACAATAAAGAGTTGGAGAAGAGAGCAAAAAACTCCTAAAGCATCCTGTGGAGCATTTCACGTTTGTCTTGGCTAAAAACTTACATAAGACGAGGCGCGAGTTAATGCAAGACATGGATGCTAATGAGTTGGTTAATTGGATGGCTTATGAGCTTAGTTGTGATGAGAAATTCAGAGCAAAAGCAGAGAAAGAAATCGCAACAGAAAAAGCTTTAAAAATGTCGGATACAGAAAGAGCAGAAGCGATTAAACAAATGTTTCAACAAATAGCGGTGTGTAATGGCCCTAATAAGTGAGTTAGTAACAAAATTAAAAGCAGATGCTTCTCAGTTTAACGCTCAGATGGCAAAGGCTACAAAAAGCGGGGAAATGTTCGCCAATCGGATGAAGTCGGTTGGCATTGCCGTCGGCGTTGCTTTTGTGGGTATGACTGTAGCCGCTGGCTTAATTGCTAGAGAAATCGATCAAGTGACAAAAGCCGTTTCACGTCTGAACGATGCCTCAAATAAGCTCGGCGTTTCCGGTAGAGAACTACAGAAGTTACAATTTGCCGCATCTCTTGTTGGCGTTGAAGCTTCTACACTAGAAAGTGGCATGGCAAGGCTTGTTAAGACGGTGGGTGAGGCTAACTCTGGGAATAAAGAGGCTACAGCCACATTTAAAGAGCTGGGACTCTCAGCAAGAGAGCTACAAAAACTTTCGTTAGATAAACAATACCTGGCGTTTGCTGCAGCAGTGCAAAAAATACCTGATGCCAACAGACAGGCACAGTTAGCCATTGGTGGTATGGGGCGATCCGCAATTGAGCAAATGAACGTCTTAAGAACTGTTACGACTGAGACTTTGGCCGAATTTGATAAACTAGGTCTTGGTCTTTCTGATGGCCAAATTCAAGCAGTGGATCAGTTTGGAGATCAATTACAAACATTAGGTGCTATTTGGGACTCTTTTAAGCAGCAGGTGGTTGCGGGTCTTGCTCAACCCTTCTCTGATTTTTTACAGGATTTAAAAACAGCCGTACAGGAAATGGGTGGATTTAAAGAGGTTGCGAAAGACGTAGCTGTCATTTTGAAAGATGCCTTTATGTCTATAAGTGGTCTAATCGGCAAAGTTTTAGGACTTCTTGTAGAGGCTAGGAAAGCAACCATATCAGCACAGATACAGGCACTGGAGATAGAGGAGGGTCAGACAGGCTCACCAGTTCTAAATAGGTTTGGAATGGTGGGCAGATTTGTTGCGTCAGGCGGTAGTGTTGACCCAAATGTAATTGGTACTCCATTCGGAGGCCCTAACCAGGGGCGTAGTCAAGAACTTAATGCTTTATATGAGCAGTATAATAAGTTAACAGTTTCAACCGAGCGCGTTGCTAAAGTATTTGATTATGTATTTAATAGAACAGATAAGCCACTAAAGAGCTTTATACCGTCTATAACAAAAGCTGCCGATGCTAGTACAAAACTTGCCGACTCTGTGAGCAAATCAGCCGACGGTATCTCAACTATGTTTGAAGGTATAAAAAGTAAGAAAATCGGCGATGAGATAGAAAGAATTTTGGGCGTAGAAATGCGTCAAGCGTTCGGTGGACTAACTAGAAGCCAAATAGCAGCTAATGAGCAATATGCAAAAGAAGTGCGAAGAACGGGCAGATTTACGGACGAACAGATAAATAAAATGTTGCCATATCAAGAAGCCTCTAAGAACACAGGTTCCTTTGATCAAGGTGTCAGGTCTTTATATTCATCGATACAAGATAAGAAAATATCATCAGGTGATTTTGGCAGCTCGTTATCTAAACTACAAGGTGACGCAGTGGGACTTGGCCCACAATTTGTTGGTGTACTTGATGAACTACGGGCGTTTGGCGAAGCTGCGGGACTTGTTCAAAAACAAACACAGAAAGCAGAATTAAAAATATTTGTAAAAGCCGATAAAGGGTTTATTACAGAATTTGCAGACCAACCCGCATTTGGCGATGCCATAGATAAATGGCTTGAGATTATAACAGAGAGATCAAACTAATGGCACTATCGGATTTGACATTTAAATTATATACAGACAGTGGGCTTACGTCCTTGTTCGGTGGGACTTACGAGTTTGTTCACCAATCAAACTTTAGCGACAACCCCCAAGACTCGACTTTGTATTTCGGAAGTAACACAGCAGGCAGGAAATTACAAGCAACGTCGAATCCAGGTGTTGACCAAATAACAATAACGCCCACTTATGCCCTACCTGATTGGATAACTGTTACAGCTTACGCATTGGGGTATAGTATATGCCCTAATTCATACAGATATGAGGCCACAACAGCAGGCACTAGCGGCGCCAGTGAACCAACATGGCCTACGACAATTGGCTCTACTGTGGTAGATGGCACTGTAACTTGGACATGTGTAGCACAGAAAAGAAATGTGAATGAAATAACCCTAGCTCTATCTAGTGGTGACTTAGAAACAAACACAGCGGGTGCAGGGCTTAACATAGGTACACAGGTTTTGAGTGGTACAAGCAATAAAATTACTCTTTATATACGAGTTGAAAACGCTATCCCAACTGTATCAAGTACAATTGGACAACCAGAATTAACTATAAATATTGAAGAAGTACGAGAGGTCGAAGCATAATGGCTATAAGAAAGCATGCGAATAATTATAGCTCAACACTAAATGGGGCTATTAACAACAGTACAACCACAATCGTTGTTACAAGTGCAACAGGCTTGCCAGCTATTGGCGCAGGGGAAACTTACAACCTAACATTAGACGATGGTGCTGGTGTTATAGAGATTGTAACAGTTACTGATGACGCAAGTACCCCCTCACTCACTGTAACGCGAGGAGCTGAGGGAACAGCCGCTGTTTCCTGGGCTGATTTAAGTGTTATAGAACTAAGACCAACAGCAGACGGTTTTGATAGAAAGGCAGATGGTGCTGCATCTAGTACAGACAATGCACTACCTAGATTTGATGGCACAGGTGGTAAGGTGCTACAAGGCTCTGGCGTTATTGTTGACGATAGTAATAACATTACAGGGGCGGTTAGTTTAGCTGTCAGTAATACAATTACATGCTCAGGAACTGGGGCTGCAACTATACCAGCAGGAACCACAGCACAAAGACCATCAGCAGCTAATGGGATGATAAGGTATAACACCTCCTTGGCTAGATATGAAGGTGCTTTAGGTGCTTCTTGGTCTGGTGGTACGCAGTTCTTAGTTGATGGTGATTTCTCCAGTACAGGGGTTATGACAAGGACGGCTGCAAACACATACAGTACGTTTACACTAGGCACGAACGTTCAAACTTTCTTAACTACGCCATCTAGTGCTAACCTAAGAGCAGCACTTACCGATGAAGTGGGAACAGGGGCAGCTTATTTTGTTGGTGGGGATTTAGGAACACCTGCAGGCGGGGATATAAGAAATTGTGACACTATATCATTCAGGGCGTATATGTCAACTGACCAGAGTTTGACAAATTCCACCTACACCAAAGTTACGTTGGACAGCACTAGCTGGAATACTGGTGGATATTTCGACACAGCAACGTATAAATTTACTCCCCTAGTCGCTGGAAAATATGTTTTCATTTTGACAGGCTATGTAAGTGGTTTAACAGACGGTTCAAAATTATACCTCTTAACATATAAAAATGGCGCAGCCAGCTTATTTTCAGGTAATTTCTTAGGTGCGGCAGGAGATCCAACAGTAACCGCAACAGATGTTATAACCTTGAATGGGAGTACTGACTATGTGGAGTTTTATGTGCTGCAGATTTCAGGCGGTACTCGTACACTTGAGTCTGGAGCGACAGGTGCCTCCAGCTTAGTTGGCTATAGGTTGGGAGCATAATATATGAATTTAGTAGACATTTTAAGAATAAAATTCCCAAATGCAAGTTTGATCTGGGACATAATTATACAAGATGACGGCAAAGGGCCTTACATCAAAGCATGGAACATAGACGCCCCAAAACCTACCCAAGAAGACTTGGAAGCATGGGCAATAGAAGTACAGCCTTTATACGTAGCGGAACAGAACAAATTAGCTAATGCACCTATTTATGAGCAATTGGCAGAGATAGATTTAAAATCTATTCGTGCTTTGAGGGCTGATGATAAAGAGCGTTTAGCGTCACTTGAGGCTGAGGCAGCAATACTGCGGGGTAAATTATTATGAGTTTAACAGGTGCAGCAATCAACTACCTTCAACAACAATATCCAGACACTGCTTTCTTGCGAGATATTATCCTACAAGACGATGGGGAAGGCCCATACATTAAGTATTGGGGTGTGGGTGGTCAAAAACCTACTGAGGAAGAGCTAAACATAGCTGCAGAATCCATGAGACCAAAACCTGTCTATCCTACGATAGAGGAACAGCTACTAATGCTTTACAATGACCAAAAAAATGGTACGAAAACATTCTCGGAAGCCATAGACGAATACAAAGATAAAAAATCAAAAGGGTAGCATTTTATGGCTGGTTTAAATAGCTGGGTTTTAAATAGTGTCGCCCTTAATGCCGCAGGTGAGGAAGATGTTGTCATTATTGCAACAGGTTCCGGTGTTCTTGTCGAGATTGAGCAGTTAGTTGCAATTATCGGCTCAGGTTCTTTGGTTGGTGTTGAACAAGACGTACAATTACAGATTGTCGGTAGTGGAGCATTAATAGACGTTGAACAAAACGTCATGACCAAGGCGTCAGGCGCGCTTATTAATATATCGCAGAAAGTGTTGAGTGCTGATGAGTCTACATTCTTCACACGTAATGGATGGGATGTTGTTGTGTCTCTGGGCGGGTTTAATGTCCCCCGTGATTCTATTCAAGAGGTTAGCGTTATACATTCGATTGGTGATGACTCACGCGCACAGGTGTTCCTAAACCCAGGCTCTGGGGCATACAGCTTATATTCATATCAAGGTAAAGAATTAATAATATCAGCGCGCACAGGCGCAAGCTATAAAAGGATATTTACCGGCATAGTAGATATTCCTCGCGTTGAGGTTGTTAATGAAAAGATTGTATTAGAGGGTGTTGCTAGTCGTGAGACATTAATAAGAAACGCATTAACCCCCTACGTCGCTGGTATTGGTAGCTATTCTGAAACAGTGTTTGGCCCTCTTAACAACGTATTCCAAGAAACAAATGATAGAATGCAAACCATTCCATCCGATTTAGACTTTGACCCATATAACAACTGGACTGTAACTAGCTGGACACCTAAAGGCACGCCTGATACAACCCTAACGGATTCTGATTTGTATAGGGAAAGACAGCCAGAAGTGCGCATTGAAAGTGCAAGGGAAGTAGTCAATAAAGTTGGGATTGATTTTAAATATGCTTACGAAAGATTACACCAAGTGGGTTTAAGCTACTCTTGGAACGCAAGCATAAGTACCTGCACATTCCTAACTAAAGGTAACACACTACCCACTAGGGATATGATTAGAAGTGCGGCGGCTGGTACTGGCTGGAAGGTCGGTACAATGAGCTTCACAAACCTTTGGGATAGTGGTTTTTATTATTGTAGCGGTAATGCCATTGGTTGGGTGAATACACGTCAAGACGTTATATTAAGAAATACGGGCGCAACAGACCCAAGCGGTAATGATTACACGCAAAGTAGAACAGTGGGGACTAGCGACATTAACGCATTGCTAGCTTTAGGGGCTTCATGGACTGCTAAGAAACGCTTTACACAAAGCGTAGAAGAAACATACACATTAACAGTAAATAGCCCTCAGAGTCAAACACTGTACGGTGTTCGCGAACGGAATGAAAACATCGCCCTACAAGCAGAGTTTGATGTCTCACAATGGGAAGATGAAGCCCTTTATGATAAAGATTTTGCAGGCACGAAGGTTAGCGCGAATAGTACAACCTATTACATAAACAAAGATGTTGAAAATGCCGAGCTTGGTAATGCAATAACAACGGCTTTAAATAAAGCTAAGACAGATATCCTGCGTTCACATAGAGATACAGAAATAACATACACAACTTTTATAGATCCTGATGTTCAGCTAAGACATACTGTTTACGTGAACACTACAAGGGTTGATGCCAAAGGTAAGGTAAGAAGTATTTCTCATTCCTTTAAAGCTACGGGCGAAGCAGTGACAACCGTTAAGCTTGCATTGTATAGATCAGTTGGATCGCAATCGGAGAGTACTCTATCAGCTCCAGCAAGACCAACCTTTGAAACACCGTCTGTAATGAGTGCAGCAGCTCTTGGTAGTAGATGGGGGCAAGACCCAAGCACAACAAGTGCTAAGTCATGGACTGGCTATGTTGGGAATAAATGGGTTACTAGTGGTGGCGGATTTAACACTAATACATACAAAACAGCCTATCAAGAAAGCTTTGTAGTAGATAGTCCAGCAATACCAGACCTAAAAAGAGAGCTTCAAAAATATCGCCAATCTGGGACATATAACATTTCAATCCCAACCGATACACTAACAATAACATTTGTGGATAGCTAAGCATGGGTAGATATGGTAGTAATATAAGACGGATAGCACAAACCGACGAGCTAACGGGCAGAATTAGGCAAGCTGAGCAGAAAATCTCATTGCTAGATAAAGCTGAAATTCCAGGGGCTAGGGCTATCGCATACGCTAGTGGCGTAACAGCTGCGGGGTCTCCAGGCGTCACCAATCCAGATCAAAACGGCACCCCAGATAATACGGGGATATTTACAGACAAAAATCCCATGGATAAAAATGGTATTGATGATACAACAACAGACGGAGATGATTTATTAGACGGCAGTAAGCAACTACAGAAAGGGGAAGACGTAGGGGCAATACGGCTTAAAGATTGTGATAGTGGCGAACGTATAGATGTTAGGTTTAACACAGGTGCCAATGAAGGCGAGTCTAAGTTTAAGCACCCGCCAGGATGGGGAACAACAGCCCCACAAACAGACCCCAGTTATCTTGCTGGCTCCGTATGGACATTATCCAGTGGTGGAACTGCCTATTTTGGAAATAGCTTTAATGCCCTAGTTTCAGCATTTAAAACCGCAATACCCTATCTCTATTGTTATACTATTGAAGGCGGTCTTGTATCTAGTTTAACACCTGACGCGGGCGACGCCCTAATTCAATTCACTAACACAGCTAGAACGGTTGGTCAAGCTCCTGTAGGTGGGGTTCAATATGCATATATATCAAGTGGTACTCCAGCCGGTGGGCAATATGGCCGGGTGGTGTGTGGGACAGTCGCAGGTGATACAACGGCTTGCGCAGCAGCTCCTCCACCACAATACACTACATGGCAAGAACAAGACGCTGCAACACCCCACCAATTAGCCTTTAGTGCAGCTGATGGTGGCTTTGTATCTAGCTCTTATGATGATGGCGTGCCTAGAAAATTTGATAATGATGTTGGAAGTGGTAGAGGCTTGAATAACCTAAATCTATGTACCCCAACAGGCGATGAGGTTGTTGTATCAGCTCTAAGTGATGGGACATTTACATACTTCGCTCAAGATGGGTTTGGCGCACCTGCTACAGATGCCAAGATATTACATTTTGACAGTGATGGTAAGTACTTAGACATCCTACGTGAAGACGAATACGACTATTTAAAAACAACTGATATTACAAGCTAGGGGATTTGATGAAGATATTTGCAGCGGTGTTCTTATTAATGTTTTCTGGCTTTGCATCAGCAACTACAAAAGCAGATGCAATACAAATATACAATAAGATAGTTAAAGCTTCTGGAATGACACGTTACCCGCAGCTTAAGTTTTCCTCAGATAAAGAGATTAATGCAAGTGCCACATCGTATGCAATCACAATAAATCAAGGTATGCTTAACGCTACAAATAGGAACGAGCTTGCTTTAGTTATTGGTCATGAGTTAGGCCACTATAAATTAAGACATAGAACAAGCACTCCTAGTAATGAATACTCAGCGGATGCCCTTGGGTGGAATTATGGCGTTAAAGCTGGGTATAATATGTGTAGTGCTAGGAGTTTATTCAAGAAGTTCAAGCAATACGCCTCAAAAACACACCCACATCCCAAAGATAGGGCAAAAAGACTGCCAAAATGCTGAAAACAGCCATAGAAGGCTGTAGTAAGGTTTTCTAGTGTTAGGTGGTATGTTTGTATGGGTAGGGCGTTAATAGTTTAATGGTGGGCGTGTAATTAGGATGTTTTGTGTATAATTACGTGTTACTACTTAAAAAGGTAAATAATTGGTTCGTTTTGACCCTTGGTGAACCATTCCAAGTTAAGGATGACGACCTCCACGAACGTCATTAGTCTAAATAAGTGCTGGCCTACCGAAGAGTATCGACCGAGAATTCCCAATCCATAATACTCTTGCACCTGTCTTACCAGCTCGAAGGGTCTAACCCCCTTCCCCGACTGTCACGCTACTTTATATTTTAACTGGGGGATTGAACCTCAGATCCTATGTAATTTCATAGAAGACTTACCGATAGTCGATTAAAATATATTCTGCATTTCCTCAGTTTCGCTACAATCCCTCACCCGCTACGTTTCACAATTCTGTGGCTGGCAGTGGTTGAGCCATTTCTTGAAGTATACTCAATCCCAGATATACTTTGTTAGTCGTTTTGGTACCGAAGGTGGGACTCGAACCCACAGCAGCTAGTTTCTAAGACTAGTGTGTTTACCTGTTTCACCACTTCGGTATATATGGTCAGGGTGGCAAGAATCGAACTTGCTTCTAGAAGTTCCAAACCTCTCCGTAAACCAATCACAATACACCCTGAATTATAATAGTATTAAAAGAACGCTGTCTGTAGAGTAACTGGCCGGTCACTCTATATATCCCTAGTTCAGTCTGATTCATTATAGTCATGACTTCGGGAACCTGCATTCTAGCATGTCTGCTAGTTCTAACAATGCTTTTATATACTTTAATGGGTGTTAGTTCATTCATAACCTTATTAAGTGCCGATCACAAAGCGCACTCCCACATCTGTATTTTTATTACCTGGTTAGCGACCACAACGTCTAATGCAGTGTTTTAGGGCAGACTAAGAACATCACCCTTATTCAACCATTAACAACGTTCATCTAATACCACTACATATCAAAAATTTGGGTGGTGTCTAGCAAGGATCTGGCCCTGCCTCAGGATTCCCGTGTTCTACTTAAACGTCTTTAAGCCAGCGTGATCTCTACAAGACCGAGTCCTAAACTCTTAATCCGATTCTTGTACCTGTAGCCACTTCTGTTACCCCACCCTAGTTTCGCCCAACTAGGAAGATAGACACCATATTCAGTAGCCCTTTACGTGGGCTAGTCGGTAGTCCTAAGATAGCTTAATTGCAAGCCCTTGTCGGGTTCGGTACTTCATGCCTCACGGCCTTCTCCGGTTCCAACCTGCACATACAGCGTTTAACTTCGGCCTACATACTTCTTAAAATAAGTTAGAGATTTTCTAGCTGCCCAGAACAAACTGGGAGATGTTAGGGAATCCGTTGGCTAACCCATTTTTCAATCTCTATACTTTTATTATATCACATATGTGGTAAATGTCAAGAACTTTTTAATATTTTTTCAAATTTCTCTGCATCTTTAGCAATGCTAGCTCCTACACGCCCAACATCAGCATTAATAATACTACGCGCGTTTACATAATCAACACCGCCAGAGGTTATGAAGCCAGAAAGCTTACGGCCAGTGAACAGCCCATCAATCATACCTGTAACTAATATCTTAGCCCCTACGAACCTATCTTTGGCTAAGTCGGGATTTGCTATTAAGTCAACGCCTAGAAGTTCAGAGAACTTTTTATAATTAACATAGCCCGTAATCTGCACAAAACCCCTACCACGGTATTTAAACCCCTCCAGTACCCCATTACCAAGTCTACCACCGTAAACCCTGTTACCGAGCCTCTCAGGGGCATTAGCGTAAGGAACAGCACTATCTATAGTGGGGAACCTACCAGGCCAAACCTGTGTAATACGTCTAGCTGAATAATTTAGGTTTTCTGTAATTGGTAGCATCTCAGGGCCGCATTCATGCCTAACAGTAGCTAACATGTAAGCCATTTTCTCAATGGGCTTTATTTTAATAGTGATCTTATCAAAGCAATTTAGTATTGCATCAATGCTGTCAACTGTAGCTTGTTTCTTAATGTCACCAAATACTTTTCTGTATGCTATATAAAACTCTTCTTTATTAACCATTGTTTCCTCTCTTAGTGCTTAGTGTCACTATCATTTGCTATTAGTATTTTATTAGTTGGAACTTTACGTCTATCGTACTCATCACTAGCTAAGTTGTACCCATCGATCCATATATCCATTACTTCTATTACTTTTAGCTGGTATTCTGTTAGTATAGCTGCATACCTATCTAGCTCTTGATCTGTCAATGTCTCTAATTGCTCTTTAGTAAGATATTTCATTGATATTATCCTTTGTATATGCTATAGTATTATTATACCATAACCGCCGTAGTGCCTGACGGCCCTACTCTTAGTATAGCATACAAATAGTTGTTTAGGGGGTTAAAATGAGTAATAAAGTGCTATTTTCTTACTTAAACAGACATAAACAGCGTATAGAATATGAAGTAGATCAAGAAGATATGTACAATGCAAAAATATATTTATTGGAAAAATCACAAACAGATAATTTAGGCGATATATTCATAATGCAAGACGGTGAATGGAGAAAGCTTGATTATTACAACGAATAGTGCTATAATGAATTTATACAAGTTTGAGGGGCTTAGAAATGAAAATATTTGATGTTGTTTTAAGTGCTTTAGGGGTAATGGCTAGTATTATAATAATCCCATTCAGTTTGATTCTTGGGGTTCCATTATTCGCTGCCAACGTAATTTTTTTAGCTATTGGGACAGCCGAGCTTGCAGCGGCTATAGATAAAAGAAGGGGTAAATAAAATGAGCAGACTAAAAAGTGACAAAGACAAGTCAGAGGGCGGTGCCTTGGTGGTAGGGCTTGTAATAGGCCTTATTTTCTCCGCTGTAGTAGCTTATGTGGCTTACAGCGCTGGATACCATAAGGGGGTTAGGGCGCAAATGTTGTATACTAGATGTATAGGCGAGCAGACTAACCTGCATAGACCAGCTTCGGATTTTGAAAAAGCTGTATGTCGTCTATATGCTAAAGATAACGCGTAGGAGTACAGAAAATGCCAATTACTACGAAACAGGAAGTCTGGGATTTGTTAGAAGATAAGCTTAGTACAATATCTGAGAAAAGATTAGGACGACATGTAGGCGAAGCTAAGCTTTCTATAGCTTTGTTAATCTCAGCTGGCAGAGATAAGGATACAGAATGGATTCATTCTAATCTATTTAGCTTCTATTGCAAGATTGCAGGGCTTTACGAATCACCGACACGACTGCTAATACTAACAACGCTAGAATACCTTAACGGAGGTAATACAGCTAGAATTAAGCAATTGATGAGTGAGGCTGAATGATGAGAGAAATTAAATTTAAGGTGTGGCACAAAGAAAATAAATATATGCTCAGTGGCAGAGAATTAAATAGCTACAGCATATCCCCTATCGACGGACACGTGTTATTTTTAGATGGTCATGATTGCGTAGATGTTTTAATTCCGCTACAATACACGGGCTTAAAGGATAAAAATGGAAAAGATATATACGAAGGCGATATTTTAAGAAACGAAGACTTTAATAGCCCCTATAAATTTAATGCGTTAGCCGTGAAGTTTAGTCAGAATTCGTTACAATATGAGTTGGTAAATGGCCCCCTAGTTGGTCCGCACTATAAATATGAAGTAATAGGCAATATCTATGAAAATCCGGAGTTGTTAAATGGCGATTAGTAGCTCTAGAGACTGCCCCCAATGCGGCAGTGATCACAAAAGCAAGCCCTTTGCCTTGTATGAAGATGGGTGGCATTGTTTTAGCTGCGGGTCTAGCAAGAGAGCCATACGTAATTTTCAAATTAATAAACTAGAAACCGTCGGGGATATAACACTGCCCGAATTGACTAGAAATCCTAGTATGTTCAGTTTGAACACACTTAAATGGCTGCGTGGCTACCATGTCACTGATGATTTAGTGTACAAGCATGGGATAGCTGAGGCGGTTGATCATAGCGTTATAACGCCTGTAATAGAAAACGAGCGTGTAATTATGTATCAGCAAAGATGGTGCTGCCTGTCGTGTGGTGGATTAAGATGTCTACCTACTTGCCACGATAGCCGTAGGCGCATAATGACTTATGGTAAGAAGGTATCTTTTATTGCTTCTAGCTCCAATAATATACAAATATTAGTACTTGTCGAGGATTTTATCTCAGCAATACGAGTGGGGGAAGTAGTCGACAGCTTCTGTCTCTTTGGGACATCCTTAGTTCAGGGGGCGTTGTCTAAGATTGTCCAGAGCTATGATAGTATTGTCATATGGACTGACGGAGATAAGTCAGGGCAAACAGCAGCCGAGAAGCTAAAAGCCTTGTTTAATTACGAAATAAATAAACACTTAAAAGAGAGGTCATACAACTATAAAGAAAAAGCAGTTTTTCATGTAATCACTGAAAAAGACCCAAAGGCATACACTAAATCAGAGATTACAAACATTTTACAAACAAGCGGGGTATTTAATGAGCAAACGTCTAAAACGAGTAGCTAATGTAGTGATAGATAAAGTAATAATGGTGTCTCTAGCATCATTGATTGTTGTCACGGTTATTAACACATATTTACACCTCTTCTCCGAAGAAGCTATGAATAGAAGGGTTGAAGAGCTTTACGCGGACATATGGAGACAAACCGGGCAGTCACAAGAGCGATTACCTCTATATATAGTTGACAGCGATGAAATTAACGCCTATAATGATGGAACAAAGATTATTATTTATACAGGTCTTATTAAGTCGACAAACAGCTGGGATGAATTGGCACTTGTAATAGGGCATGAAATAGCACATGGTAACCTGTGGCATCTTAGGATGTTGAGGGAAGACGACATGATTAAAAGCGATGTTGAGGTTTCTGTAATGGAGGCAAACGCTGATAAGATGGGTGCCGTGTATATGATGAAAGCTGGCTACGATGTGTGTAAAGGGCGTGAGATCTTTAAAGCATGGTTAGATGATAGTGGCGATTATCTAGGCGGGACACACCCAGGATATGCTTACAGATATAGTCAGCTGAATATAAATTGTGAATAAGGGGCGTTAATATGCTGCACGACAAACCCAACAGGAAAGTTTTACAAGAGTTAAATGAGCTTGTATACGGACACGATTTAGCAAAAAAAGCACTTATTGCATTGATAAATCGTTCTAAACTAAGACACTACCAGAAATGGGGGCTACTGCTAGACAATAAGGAGTTAGTAAAAACTGGGAAATGTCTTCTTGTTGGGGGCAGTGGGACGGGTAAAACACACTTAGTTGAGAGCCTATCAACCATTGTAGAGTTTCCGTTGGTGATAGTAGATGCGTCATCCTTCAACCCCACTGGGGCTAGTGGTGGAATTAAGCCAGACTCCCTAAAGAAACTTATAATAAAGAAGGCTCAGGAATATGCCGAGAGTAGGGGCGATACTTATTTTTGTGTTGATGGTGTCTTAGATCAGATGGTTGTATTTGTGGACGAGTTTGACAAGCTGTCGCACCACTATGACGGTGGTTCCGGTAATTGGAATGAGCATGTACAAACGCAATTCTTAACAATATTTGAGAATGGTGAAGACCTGTCAGGCGTTAGCTGGGTGTTTGCTGGGGCTTTCTCAGGTATTGATAAGAAAGTTATCAAGAAGAATAATATAGGGTTTAATTCAACGACAGATGCAGTCGATGACAGTTTGATAGATGAAGATATTATTAAATATGGTATGATTCCAGAGATAGTTGGGCGATTAACATCTATTTGTACATTAGACAAGCTTACAGAGCAAGATTTTTTTAAGATATTAACGAAAATTGTACTACCTAAGAAAATGGCCGAACTGTCTTATTTTGGAATATATGGCGATTGTTTGAGCTTAGAACAGCAACATAAGATGGCAGCAGACGCAGCCAAGAGCAATCAGGGTGTTAGATATCTTCACAGGGAAGTAGAGAAGTATTTCTTAGATGTAGAATTTGACTATGAAAATTTTAGCGAGGCTGAATGATGCAAAATAAACAAGAAGTGAAGCCAGAGGACATTAGACTAGAAAGTAGTCTATTAAGGGCTATGAGTGTTAAGAAACATTACGACACGTTTGCTGAGTTTATTGACTTAAAACGCTTGTTACCAAACACAGCCTTACTGCTCAAAGATTATAAAAAGTATTTTGAAAGTTTTGCTGAACATATAGAGATTAATTGGGGTACATTTACCACGGAGTTTGCCCAGCATTGGCATAGTAAAGACCTAGATGACGATGACATAGCGTACTATCGTGACACTGTAATACCACTTATTGAGCAAGTGCCAGACCCAGATGTTAACGGTGTCTTGGTGGGATTGATAGACAGAGAATATACGAGTAGGTATACTCAGCAACTGGCAGCGGGTGTTGACACTAAAGTACTTCAAGAAATATTAGACGACCATCAGCAAGAGAAAGCCAAGTATATAACAAAGATAGACGAAGAGGCCTTTTCTATTGATAAGGTGGACTTTTCTATACTGGACAAAGAGAATGGTATACCATGGTTTTTGCCCTCGCTACAGAAGGGCTTAGGCAGTTTAGTACAAGGTCAATTTGTTGTAGTAGCTGCGGATTACGGGGTGGGTAAATCAGCTTTTGTAATTTCACAGCTCGCACACACATTGAAATACTTAAGGGCTAAGAAAGACCACCGACCTGTGTTATACTTTAACTCTGAGGGTACGCAAGCCGACGTATTCACTAGAACCCTGTCAAATCTTTACAGTAATAAAATAGTTGGCGGGTTTGAGGACGTACTAAAGCAAGTGGACAAGGTGTCTGTCGACTTCATGGAAAAGTTTAATAAAGATACGTTCCTAGTTTTCCAGATACAACAGGGGGACATGTCGAAAATTAAGCAAAAAATCGACATATATAACCCATGTGTCGTTATCATCGACATAATGGACGTACTAGCAAAAGAGGAAGATGTGCAGCATTTAAAGAAATTATATGATGGATTGCGCTTGCTTTCTGCCCAAAGCTGTCCTATAATAGGTACTACACAGAGCGGTAACACCAGTTATCAGTATTTTGATAAAGAGAAGAGCGAGATGGTTACAAAGCATAGAAGATGGCTGTCAGAGAAAGACCTATACGGCTCTAAGGCTGGTAAGGGTGGTGCAGCTGATACAATTATTACAATTGGTAAAGACGACGAAATGCCACATGTACGTTATGTGCATACACCAAAGAAAAAACGCGGTGCGGTGGTAAGTGTCACGTGTGAGATAGTTGAGAAGTATAGTATTTATAAAGAAATGTTTTAGGGGGTTATTATGGAAGCATTTATTATGGGGATTTTACTTTTTGTGGTGATAATTGCAGCTTTTCTACTGATGATTGGAGTGGGAATAGGTCGTTCCTATGATAGATTAGGTGAAATACTAGCCGAGCTTAAGAAGCTCAATAAAAAGAAATAAATCGATCTTTAGAGTAGGAGATGTTTTAATGAAAGACGGGATGGTAAAATGCAAAACAGTTACGAGGGTTGAGGTTATAGACGAAAATGGGCGTGCTTATGTGCGCCACAATCTTGATTCAGTGAAGATATCTGTACAAGATGATGGCCGTACAATAAAACTCTTTGTTCATAAATTAAAAACAAAGGAATAAAAAAAAATGAAGCCTATTGTCTACGATTTGGAGACATCAATAAGTAAAGGCACACACGGCCCAGACTTCAGAGACCCTACAAATGACTTCTATACGCTAATTTACGGCAATAATCCACAGAATATAGTCGTGGAGCATAAAAAAGAAGGCTTTGGTAGGCAGTTATCTCAGGGATTTATCGAGCAATTAGCTGTTTCTGATGTTATTGTGGGGCATAATTTAGGCTTTGACTTATCTTACGTCTTTCATTTGAAAGAAATACGGGATTTTATTTCACGTGGTGGGGTTATTTGGGATACTCAGGTGGCAGAGTATATACTAACAGCCCAGCAGCATCAATATTCAAGCTTAGCCGACTTACAAGAGAAGTATTTAGGCGAGAAAAAGAAGATTGATAGAATCTCCCAGCTATACGCTAAGGGCATAGGCGCGGACGTTATACTGTCTAAACGACTAACACACACCAGATTATTTAGTATTTATGATGAATATTGCCGTCTTGACGGCTCAACTACACTAAAGATATTTAAACAGCAGTATATTAGAGCCAAGCAAGAGAATATGTTGCCGATTGTGCAGCTATATCAAGACTACTTGTTATCCCTTATTAATATGACTACAACGGGAATTAAGCTTGACTTAACACAATGCGAAAAGACACTGACAGAATTTAATTTAAAGCATCTTGAATACTTAGAACAAGCACAGAATTTAATTAAACCCCTGTGGAAAAATCCTAGGCTACCAAAGTTTAATATTAATAGTCCAGATCATAAGAGTGCTATATTGTTCGGTGGCGAGATTAAGACAGAGGAAACCGTTAAAACAGGCTATTTTAAACCAAAAACAATATATGAAGAAGTAGAAACTGGGGAATACGTTGAAATAGAATACTATGACGAGGAGAACGATAATTACTATACCAAACAACAACCAGTGCTAAAGAGAATAAAAGTGGGGATGGAAGACCCAGGGCCTAAATATAAGAAGGTGCAGGTTAAAATATGGGTTGATGGGTTCCAGATAGACAAGAGTTTAACACGCCCAACAAAAAAAGCTGGCGTGTATGTTACTGATAATACAGTAATGTTAAATATTGCAGCTACAACGAGACAAGAGACGGTAAAGAAATATTGTGAGCTACAGAAAGAAGCTATGATGTACAAGAAAGCGGCTAAGACGTACGTAGAGGCATTTATTAATCTTAGTGTCGATGGTGTTCTATACCCTAATTTTAACAACGTAGCAACTAGCACAGGGCGTTTAAGTAGCTCGAAACCTAATATGCAGAATGTAAGTAAGCGTAACAAGTTTGGAAAGACATTACATAAACTCTTTGTAGCGCCGGAAGGCTGGAAATGCGTACAGATTGACTTTTCTCAGCTTGAAATTTTTGTGATGGCGTGGCTTTCGGGTGATACACAACTCAGAGAACATCTATTAAACAATGTGGATATGCACTGTGTAAGACTTGGCTATTATAATGAGGACAAAACTTACGAGGAGTTGTACAAGCTGTGTAAGACAGACAAAGATCCATATTGGGACGGGGAACGAAGCAAGGCTAAGACGGTGAGTTATCAAATGGCCTACGGGGCAATGCCTCCCAAGGTTGCGGAAAGTACTGGACTGCCCCTAGAAACCGTCGAGCTGATATTTGCTAAAGAGGCTGAAACCTATCCAAGAACAGTGCAGCTGAGTGAACAGGTGATGGCTAGTATTAAGCGAACAGTGAATTTCAGCTTTGCTAAGAACATCCCAGGATCACAAAAAAAGGGCGTTAATGGCTCGAAGTTTAAGAATGGTATAGAATTATTACCAATATTTGACAAAGCTGGGTCTGTGTGCTATAATGGGAACGAATATAGAAAAATAGGCTATTGGACAAGCCCCACTGGTAAGAAGTATCACTTCTTGCAAAACGGTAGAATGTATAAAGGCAGTGTTAGCAAGAGCTTTAGTTTTACGCAGCCCAAAAACTACCCTATGCAAGGGACAGCAGCAGATATACAGGGGGCAACGACAGCAGAGCTGTTAAAACTTTTAATAGCCCACCCCGATAAAATAAGAATGATTAATGAAGTACACGATAGCAAATGGTTTTATGTTAAAGAAGAGCATTTGTCACACATTATACCAATGATTCGTGGCAAAATAGAAGATGTGGCAGCTATTTTTAAGCGTAGGTTTAGCATAGATGTACCATTTAGGTTCCCTGTTGATATTGAAATAGGCGATAATTTTGCGGAAATGGAGAAAATATGATGATTAAATATATTAAAAGTAAGGTCAAACAGCAGAAATACGCTAAAGCCTACGGGGCGAGCGTCTTAAAAAGAATAAAATTATTACTTGGATTTTAACAACAGAGAGGAAGACAATGAAAAAGACAGATGATATTTTACGCTATATTGAGTTAGAGAGACAGAGCCTTAAGTGTCTGGTGCGAAATACGCACGGTAATTTGTCAGAGACAGGTGAGTTAGTAGATACACTACTAAGCAACATCGAGCATATCATAACTAAAGAGGTGCAAAAATGCGTAAAACAGTGAAAGTAAGTAGTGTAGAAAGCCTAAAAGCTGGTAAGACAGATCGTATTGTCTTGCATTACGAAGTGCTAGAAGGCCCAAAAAAAGGTGAGGTGTGGAAAATAGGTGCATTGGCTGTAAAGCTAGATAACGAAACCCGCGCTAAGCTTAAGACAGCTAAGGCTGGTGACATAGTTGACATTACAATAGAAAAAGACGGTAACTATTACAACTTGACAAAAGTTGAAGATGCTAGTAGTGCGTCAGTCAACCAACAGCCAAACAAAAATAGTTCAACTAAATCAACATCTAACGATGATCATTTGATTGGAATCAAGGTTGGGGTAGCTCGCAATCAAGCAATTGCCTATCTTGCAGCAACCAAAGGCTCTAAGTTTACATTAGATGACGTTGACGCAACAGCTTACGAAATTGTTGAGAGACAGGCAGCGCAAGAAGCAACTGTTAGGGCAGGCAATAGTCCAGCTAAGCCAGAGGCTTTGAGTGCTCAAGCGTCAGAGCAGCGTATTGACGACAGCGATTCAGTTGACGAGTTTGGATTCTAGGGGTTATAATGCATTGGTATGACAGCGCGGGGCTTCCCGCTTACGAGATAGAGGGCGCTAACGGTAAACTGCGCCCTACAACTTTAAGGGACGCTAAAAAGCTACATCTTGTACCATCTGTAACTACTGTTATGAGTGTGCAGGATAAACCAGCTTTGTTGGTGTGGAAACAAAATCAAATATTAGATGCCGCTGTTCGTTGCCCATTCCACCCTTTCGACGATGAGCGCGAATGGCGGGCTAAGGTTGTTAGAGAAGCGGGGGAAATCTCTAAGGCTGCGGCCGAGAATGGTAGTAAAATACATGACAGTATTGAGCAGCATATTAAAACGGGGTGCAGCAACATACAAATAATATCAACCCCTGTCGTAGAGTTTTTAAACAGTGAGTTTAAAGGTTTTGAGTGGGTGGCAGAGGATAGCTTCTCACATCCTATGGGTTTTGGTGGTAAGATAGACTTATACGGGGTTAAGGGTAGAGGCAAGAAAACTGAGCAACGGATGGTGCTAGACTTCAAAACTAAGAATAAAGATGATGCCTATATGCAGAAGATTAAAGCATATGACGATCACCATATACAGACAGCAGCATATGTAAAAGGGTTAGAAGATACAAAATTTGATAAACACCTTGACTATTCGCTTTGGAAGCGCTATAATCTTTTTATAGGCTACGAACTAAGAAGAGATATTTTAGGCATTGAGGATAATATCCCGATAGTCGGCAAAGAATATTTTGTTTTGACGGGATTAAAGCTTACAGAAAGCAAAGACTTTGCAAGAGAATGGGGTATGTTTGAAAAGCTTTTAGAATTTTGGAAACTTAAAAATAATTACGAATGTTAGGGGGTAATATGAAATACGTTTTAGTTTATTTGTTAATCACAACATCGCAAGGACCTATTTTAGAGTCGTCTGTACACAACTCCAAAGCCGAGTGTTTACTGCTTAGAAACCATTACGCGGGTATTGCGGTTGCGTATGACGGTTTAAACACTAAATCTAGGGTACTGATTAATTGTGAAGCACTAAACCCGTAGGGGTGAGGGGTAAAATTATGAAAATGCCGGACTTTGAAGTATGGGCCGATGTCCTTAATGGCGAATCTCGAAAAGATATAGAAATTGCACTTAATGATGCGTTTAGTCAAGGCAGGGCTTTAGGGCATCGAGAGGGCTACGAAGAAGGGTTAAATACAGGCTGGGCGAGGGAGCAGGATAGGGAGTTAGCCATAAGGGAGTCTAGAAAGCAGATTGGTGGTCTAGTAGCTAGCGCTACTATGAAGGTTTTAGGGGAGTTAAAAACGGAGTTTACTAAAGCAGAGGTTTTGCTTAAGTCAGAACGAGATAAGGAATTGGCTAGATTAGGTGTTAAGTTAGTCGCACATAGACCTCCTATAGAACAGGATCATGGGGCAATAACTCCAGAAAGAGAGACTAGAAAGCAGCAAGAAGCAGATGCTAAAGTAATGGAAGTCGTGAAGAAAGTCGTAGAGCAATACGCCGTGGCGTTAAATAACTTAAAGGATAGATAGTGATGAATACGAATGAGAGAAGAATTCAGCTGTTAGATAAGTATGAAAACAATATAACAGGCATACTAATTGAAATATTATTGATGTTAGAGCGCATGCAGGATAAACCATAATGAAAAAAGTGGTGAAGCCTAGAGTGATTAAAACAGCCCCGAAAGAGGGCAATATCCCCAGAGATGATATAAAAAAAGCTGTTTCAAAAGTTCGTGTCGAACGTACCCGCTGTAGCGGTACTAAAACAGAAGCTGGCATGGTGTCTTGGGTACTATCATACCTACGTAAGATGACCTTACGATGGAAGCCAAGATTTGATAGACTTAATGACGGCAGAATGAAAAAGCCTTTAGGCAAGAATGGTAAGGAAGTTTGGGCTAATACATGCGAGCAGTGTGGTAAGTGGTTTAAACTTTCAGATTTAGCAATGGACCATATTGAACCTATTGGTGGTATGACAAAGCTTGAGGATGCAGGTAGGTGGCTTACAAAAGCGTTAGTGGAGATAGACGGATATCAGCGATTATGTAAAGCCGACCATAAAACCAAAACAGCAGAAGAGAGGGCTAGTAAATGAAAGATAAATTGGAAATTACAGATCAGCTAAGGTTAGGAATGTTAAAACTACAATATGACATGTATTTGAATAGCCTAGTACTTGGATATACCAGAGATACTGATTATGAGGCCGCGGTCTTACCTATTTTAAAGCTTTATTACAAGGAGCTGACAGATGAAAAATAAAGAAATAGATCTACAGATAGACGCAGCGAGGGGAATAGTAAATCTGCTGGGTGCTGAACATATAACTAACGAGCAGATTAAAGGGCTGCACGTAATTATCGGCCGTTTAACAAGCGAACTAGTAGACGTAATTGCCAGTAAAACTTTAATTGGATTAATTAGGAATTCACTATGAAAGATAGATTTGCAATAACTATACATTTAACAAATGCAGCTAGAGAAGCTGTTAGACAAGCTGCAGAATTACACGGGCTTTCTTTAGTAGCGTTTATTGAGAACACACTGCCGTACATTGCTTTGCAAGTGAAAGAATCACACAAGCAAAAACAAAGCAAAGAGGGTAAAAATGAATAGCCGCCTTTGGAATTAACTATGACTATTAAATGTAGAGAATTTATAGACATAACTATGCTAAAAGACCCACATAAGCGTCTTAGATGCGCTGCATGTAAGAAAGAGTATTACGAGATAGTAGATGAGCATCCGTGTCTATACTATAAAAAGGCTGATGGGTCAATAGGGCTGGGTGTATACAGATCACATCTTGAGGAAATAGTATGAAAAGATACTTAGTATACATGGTACTACTATCCCTTGTGGAGATTGGCCTAGCTTTGTACTTAACAGAGTGGAGGCATACATTTTGGAACTACGTAGAGCAGAGAAACTACGCTGGTTTTATGTCCCAAATTGGCGTTTTTTCTTTAGTAGCCCTCACGCTCTGTTTTGTTGCAGCATACGCCCAATACTTCGGCACAAGGGCGGCTATTAAATGGCGCGAAATACTTAATACAAAAGCCCTTTCAATAGGGCATGACACAGATATAGAAAACCACAATCAACGTGTACAAATGGACTGCTCAGAATATCCCGACTTAATGATACAAGTGGTATTCGGATTTGGTAAAGCCTTAGTGTATATCGTTGTGTTTGCTGTAACGCTTAGTGTAGGTTTTAGTGTTTCCTACTTGATTATTATATTATTATATGCTATACTGTCTACATTTGCAGCTAGGAAAATATCAATGCCCTTAATAAGCTTGAATTATCAATCACAAAGGGCAGAGGCTACATACAGGAATGAGCTAACAGCAACTAACTTTAATAGTTGTATTGCTATTATGTTAGGGCTTGCTAGTAAAACAAAGAGGTTGGCGTATTTCCAGACGTTTTACGGGCAGATAGCAGTTATATTGCCAATAGTCATCGTAGCCCCTGAGTACTTCTCAGCGGCTTTGACCTTAGGCGGCTTGATGCAATGTACTAGTATTATGTCAACAATATCGGATAATGCAAGCTACGGTATTAATTCATTTAACACAATTAATAGGCTGATTAGCTGTAAAAAAAGACTTACTGAGATGGGGGTTATTTAATGGTTAAGCATTTGTTTATACCCGACGTGCAAGCAAAAGATGGGGTTCCATTAGACCATCTGACGCACATTGGAAAGTATATCGTAGAGAAGAAGCCTGATGTCATCGTTTGTATAGGCGACTTTGCAGACATGCCTAGTTTATCTAGCTATGACAAAGGCACTAAAAGCTTTGAGGGTAGGCGGTACAAGAAAGACATTGCTGCAGCTCGTAAGGCTATGGACATGCTACTAGCTCCCATGAAGGAGTACAACAAACGCAAGCGGGACTTAAAGCAGAAGCAATATAAGCCTAGGATGGTGTTAACTTTAGGTAATCATGAGGAACGCATCGAAAGGGCGGTTAACCTGCAGCCCGAACTTGACGGGATACTCGGATACCATGACCTACCCTACGAAGATTGGGAAGTGATTGATTACCTAAAGCCAGTACTTATTGATGGCGTACAGTATGTACATTTTAATCCAGGGCCTAATACAGGTAAACCGCGTCCGGGTAGAGCGTGGTCACAATTAGAAAAGGTTGGGATTAGCTTTGTGGTTGGTCACACACAAACATTGGACGTTGCTATGAGGTTTTTACCAGACGGCTCCCAGCAGTGGGGCATTGTTGCAGGGGCATGCTTAACTCCTGACCATAAAGTTCTTACAGCCGATCTGCGGTATGTTGAGTTGGGTAGCGTTAAAGTAGGTGATAAATTAGTTAGTTTTGAAGAATTTGGACAAAAACGTAAAAGGGGGTATAAGACTGGCACAGTGCAAAATGTCCGTAGAACTCAGGATGAGTGCTTTGAGGTATTACTGGCTAGTGGTAAGTCTTTTAAAGTTACGGCAGATCACTACTGGTTAACTAGGGCAGGTGGCCAAACTTCTATAAAATGCGGCTCAACCTATCAATGGAGAAGGACTTCTGAACTAATAGTAGGGACTGTAATACCTAAATTATTAGATGAATGGGAAACTTTAACCTCTAATGATGCCGGGTATTTGTCGGGTATTTATGATGGTGAAGGGAGTTTATATGCCAGACCTGTGCAATCTGTTAATGGTGCTGTGATGCAGCTGTCTTTATCGCAGAAACCTGGGCTTGTATTGAATAAATGCAGTCAAATACTCGATGAGATGCTCGGTCTGGGTATTCGCACTATAACTAATAGTAGGGGTGTTACCGACCTTAGAATAAAGGGCGGTGCTAGAGCTTGCGCCAAGATGTTGGGTAGCGTCAGACCTATACGCCTCTTAGATAAATTTAAGCCTGAATTGCTTGGATCAGTTCACACTAACACAAATGATAAAATAGTTAGTATTACAAGACTTGGGGTATTGGAGATAGTTCAAGTTGAGATAGATGAGAAAACTATGATTGTGGAAGGCTACCCGCATCATAATTGCTATCCGCATGACGAAGAGTATAAGGGTTATGTCGGTAATCACCATTGGAGGGGTATAATAATGCTACACAGGGTTATTCAAGGGAGCTTCGACCCCTGCTTCATTTCATTAGATTATTTGAAGGATAAATACAATGGCTAAATTTGCGATGGCCAGTGGTAGGCTTATAGACCTAGACAACTTCACAGAAAATGATGTTGATTTAGACGACATAGCCCATCACCTGGCAAAGATACAACGCTTCAATGGTGGTACACCACTAGATGTTAGCTACACAGTAGGGGAACACAGTATAAATCTTGTTCAGTATGCTAAGAATGACATAGGCATAAGTAAACTCGGCCTTAAAATGCTATTGTTACATGACGCAAGCGAGGCCTACTTGTCTGATATTGTAAGCCCCGCTAAGAAACATATGCCAGACTATGTAGAGCTAGAGAAGATGGTGCAGCATGTGATAAATAAGAAACTCATCGGCATATCGTTCTTAGTAGACGACATAGACACACTAAAGACTTTAGACAAAGAGATATTAATAGACGAGGTGGAACACGTAAAACCCGAACTACTTCATCTGTATAAGCACGAAACAGGGCTTGAGGGGTTAGAATGTCACGTACACTACAACAATCACCCAGCAACCACGAAGAGATGTTTTCTAACACTTGCCAAAACTTTGGGGGTACTATGCAGCAGTTAATCCTTGAAACAAATAGTGTCTACAGGTTTAATCTATATGATGAGATTGAAAGCTTTACAGAGTACGACGACTTTATAAAAGACCTTGCGCTATTGTCAGAAAATGATGCTGTGGCTCTTTACATTAACAGCCCAGGCGGTCGAATAGACATAGGTGTAAGCCTAGTAAATACGGTACGGAGCTGTCAGGCTAAAGTTACTGCTGTAATTGAGGGGCCAAGCTATAGCATGGCAAGTATTCTGGCTCTAGCATGTGACGGGCTTATCATGCTTGACAATACGTTTCTCATGTATCATAATTACAGTACGATGTCATATGGTAAGGGCGGAGAGCTTATGGCAAGCTTAACACATAGTAATGACCACTTTAATAAGTTGATGACGTCTATTTGTAGCCCATTTTTAACAAAGGCTGAGCTAAAAGACATACAGAACGACAGAGATATATACATCTATCACGATGATAGTATGTTAGCTAAGCGAAAAGAGAGGCACTTTAAATGAGATTTAAAGGCGAATTGGTTGGAGCTGTGGATATGTATGGGGCTGAACTTCGAGAGGGCGACATACTTGAATTTCATACAGGACTGGGGAGAGGGTGGTCAACTGGGGCTACAGGCGTTGTACGGTATGTAGATGGCTGGTGTCACTTTGCAATAGCACTTAGAGAGAAACCTTTTAATAGCCACATTATAGACAGCGTACACGCTAGGAAAATCGGGAGTATTTACGATGGGTCATTATGACAAGCTAAGAGAAGAACTGTTTAATAACCTTAGGGAACAAGAACAGGCTATGAGGTTTAATAGTGGGAAACCTCAATATTCGCTAATTGATTTGCACGCTTTAGAGCCATGCGCCAGGGTGCTAGAATTTGGTGCAAAAAAATACACCAGGGATAATTGGAAAAAGGGCATGGACTTAACAAAGATATTAGATAGTTTGTTACGTCACGTTGCGGCGCTAAGGAGTGGGGAGCTTATAGACCCAGAAAGCGGACTACCTCACATTGGGCATATACAGTGCAATGCGATGTTTTTAGGCGGGAAGAACAACATCATGGACATAGACGAGGCAAAATAATGCGTATTATCAAGAGATTAGGAGATTATATGGCAGGCGGAAACATATCACCGGAAGTACCCAAAGAGGTTGTAGAACCTTTACAAATTACACACGCAAAATACTACCACGGTCGGGATGAGATAGACGACAACATATCTTTAAGCGTTCTATTGGGATTTAACCCCGCAAAAACCGCTTGGTGTGCGGGCTTTGTAAACGCTATAGAAAAGAAATGTGGGAGGAAAGGCACAGGAAAACTAAACGCTAGGAGTTATTTAAAATACGGTGAGGGTGTTTCTAGGCCCCAATTAGGCGACATTGTAGTGTTTAAGCGTGGCCTGCCGTGGCAGGGGCATGTAGGGTATTACATATCAAGAGATGCTGACGGTATACTTGTACTAGGGGGCAATCAAAATAATAAAGTGTGTTATAAATACTACGCAGTTTCAGATGTGTTGGCATATAGGAGACCATAGGATGACTAAAGTGATTGATATTAAAAGCAAAACTACAGTGGCGACTACTTACTCTTATGGCGAGCTTTTAGAAGAGCATTTAGCCAACCTGTCAGAGGAGGAGAAAAACTTAAAAGTATATACGGCGTTAGTAGTACTAGACACAGATAATGGGGTCGGGTATCAAAACCTTATCCCTGTCAATCAGTTTACATTAGTGGGTATTATCGAATGTTTAAAAGCACTACTTATCGATGATGCTTGTTATAATGAAAAATAATTGACATTTTATTATACATGTGTTATATTAAAAATATGGGTAGTTGTTTAGATAGCAGACGATCATGAAAATATTTATATTAAGTATGTTGGTTTTTAACTTCAACGTAGAGATTTTAAGGGTTTATAGCCCCGACTACTTGGCAGTAAAAGAAGTGAAAATTAAAAAACAAGAGAAACCAAAAAACTATTATTCAGTTTGTTTTGGTAGAAGACAATAGGGGCTAAGTATGAAAGACGAAATACTATCACTTAGAAAACTAGGACTTACTATTTCTGAAATATCCAGAAGAACGGGGTATTCATTATCGGAAGTGTGTAACGTCATATATAGTCAGAACCAGACAGACAAAGAGGTGAAGTAAAATGTGTGGAGTTAAGAAAGGGCTAAAAGGAAAACAACTAGAAAAGCAGCTACGCGACAGTGCCAGAGCTAACATAATTTTCTTGGTGTTAACTGTGTGGATTTTTGGCATTGTTGTTGCAATACTTCATTAAGGGGGTTGTTATGAAACGTTACAAAGTGGGCGACAGATTTAAAGCAACCTTTACAGATGAGAACGATGAACCTTTGTATGGGACTATCACAGCAGACCACGGCTGGTGTTATAAGGTTTTATATGACACAAGACCAGATGTAAGGTTTAATATGGGCTATCGAGACACTATAGCAATTGCCCAACAGATGGAGCCATTATGAATAATGAAAGAATTCTGCTAGAGGCTGTAGCCTTAATTGCTGCATTTGTAGTTATTGTGGCTTCACAAACAGTGTTTGGGGTGTTTTAATATGCGTAAACTTTCTGATTGCTGGGAAACGCCCCAATGGCTATTTGATGAGCTAGACAAAGAATTTCATTTTGATCTTGATTTATGTGCAACGAAAGACAATAGTAAATGCGATGCTTATGGAGATGATTATTTAAATGATTGTTGGGAAGTCAAAGGCACCAATACGACTATTCTAGGGGCTAGAATAGGGTTTGATTTAGAGTATTTTAATCAAGAGGGCAAATGTATATTTCCTAAAACAGCTTTTATGAACCCGCCCTACTCTAACCCTAAGCCATTTATAGAGAAGGCATGGGAAGACAGCAAACACTGTAAAATAGTGTGTCTGGTTAAATGTGACCCCAGCACTAGATGGTGGGCTACGTTTTGGAATTATGAAAAGGACGCTACAGGGTTCCCATATAATAAATTAAACACTAACTCATTTAAAAGAGGCCCTAAACCTGGGTGCGAGGTTAGATTTTTGCCTAAGCGAATTAAGTTTGACCCGCCTAAAGGCTATGAAGGTAAGATCGGAAGTCCTACCTTTCCAAGTGCCATAGTGATAATGGATCGAAGGGGTTTGTAATGACAGAGAAGGATAAGAGAGAGATAATAACATATGTTAAGCTTGTAGACGCTAGACACAGGGCTAAAGAAGAAGTTTGTATTTCGTGCTATATAAAAAAGATATTAGGAATCCTTGACAAATATAATAACAAAAGCTAATATAAATAATAAGAGAGCATAGGAGTTAAGACATGACTAAATTCACTTTCTACCCGAACAGCGTTAAAGGCTTAGATATATATGTATCTGTTACAGCACATACATTCAAAGACGCTAAAAACCTCGTATTGAAATGGCTTTATTTAGGGGTGCAACATAAGCATGAAGGACAATATCCACACCACATAGACGAACACGCGGAGAGCTAGAATGAACGTAATAACATTGAAAGAAATTAAAACTAGATATGAGCTGTTAGAAACGCAAGGCATTAGTCTAGAGCAATTTATACGTAATAATTATATAAACGTATATGACACATCGTTTAAGTTCATAGGCTATGAGTTAAGAAGCGATGTGCCTGATTATTATCGAGGGGTGTTCTAATGGCTAATATCTGGACGTCGGGGTTAAGAGAGTATTTGTTTGATTTGGTTGTGGTTGAGAGCTTCGATAATTTCATAGACCCTCAGCAAGAGTCGGAAGAAGTGGCAGGGGCTAGAGTGCGGTTAGAAGAGGCCTCTAATGCAGCAGAACTTAAAACGGTTGGGCGGAGAGGCACTAATGATTTATGAACAAGAAGTGGAAGCACTATTAAAGAATGACAGAGAACTACACTTAGTGGCAGGCTTAGCCTCGGAAGCTGGGGAGGTTTGCGCCGTATTCCAGAAAAGCAGCTATAAAGGATTGCCCATAGATTTAAACAATCTTAAAGAAGAGTTAGGGGATGTCTTGTTCTATACAACAGCGTTAGCTAACAAATACGGCTTTAGCTTAGATGAGCTTATGCATTCTAATATAGAGAAGCTTACACAGAGACATAAGAAATGAACCTATCAGACAGGGAGATAGAATACATAATAACGTTAACACGCTCTGAGAAGCCTATTAAGCGTATACGAGAATATGTGCAAAGCTTAGAAACACACAATGACAACAATACAAGACAGCAAGACTTTCTACATAAAATGTACAGGTCTTTCTTTTCTCATTATTTCAGGTCATTCGCGGGGCGTTACACGGAGGAGTGTATATCAGAGGCTTATGTGTATGCATTGGAAGTGCTAAGCCGTGGACGTGCTTTTGACATAGCACTAAACGATGGAATTAAGGCAGGAAGTAAGCTTTACAGGGATTATACTCACGATGTAACAAGCGATATGCAGCAGCGTTAAGTAGTGCATAAATATGTAATAATATTGAATAATTATTCACTTAGAATATACAGGGCTTTATTGGGGAGTAGTTGGGGGGAGGTACTAAGGTACGGTAATAACACTACAAACCCTCACGTACACACGAATATATTTGGCCGAAACCCATTAAAACACTTGTATTATTTTGTATTATGTGCTAGAGTTGTAGTAAGACATGATGGAGACTACTATGTACAGAAGTGCAACAGGTGAAACTAGGAGCTATGAAGGCTGGATGGCTTGGGCTATAAACTTCTATGCTAATCTAACACACGATGAGATGGGAAGAGATGTTAGCATTGTTAAACACACTAATGTAATGATGCCTAAAGATTGGTGGCAACGTACACAGAGAGTATTAAAGCTAGAACGTGTAGAAGAATGATGATATAAGCTAATTTGAAGGGGGTAGAAGGCATTATTGTATCTGTTGCTATGCTACCCTATTACTACATAGTTAAAAGCCCCAATTAAGGGGCTAATATAGCCGGCTTAGGTGAAAGATAGCGTTCACCCAATGCCTCCCATGTTGTGTGTTCATGACACACCTCCTGACATCACTGTCGTTATAAGAGATAGGCTGACTCGTTTCGAAGAAGCTCTTATGTACTAACGCTGTATCTCCTTTCTCTTAAGAAGAATCATATCTTCATATTATAAGTATAGCTCAGATTGTGTAGTTTGTCAAGACGGGGGGGCGATCCCCCTTCGGGGTTGGGAGGCGTTAGAGCCCATGGCCTCGTAGAAAAATCTATTCCCATGAAAGCTTAAGGAAATATTAAGTGTTTATTAAGGAATTATTAAGACATTTGCGCTGAGCGCCGCATTTAGAACAAATTAACATCATTGTCTCTATAGTGCCTAAGGCAATAGCCCAGATAATAAGGGCTTCGTCAATTTTAAATTTATGTTTACATTTCATACAATTTGACCTAGAGTTTTCAACAGCTCTATTTCTGCTTTCATAATGGAAAGGTCAGCTTGTATTTCTTCAACAGCTAGTTGATAGTCTTTATCAAGCTTTTTACGTTTAAGCGTTAGCTGTCTTATCTCTTCTAATAGCTCTTCTCTGTCTCTTAGGTGGTAGGTATACATGTTAGCTCCTTTTGCTACTGGTCGCGGCGGCAAGTGTTTATATAAGATTGTTAGTACAATCAATAGTTTAAGGATTGCCGCATTGCCTAGAAATTGAATATGTCTGGATCGTCTATAGCTCTTTTACCAGATTGTGTACCTTTAAGCTCTTTGTACAGGTTTTTTAAGCACATAACAACCATATTATAGCTACCCTCAATACTTATTCTCTCATTGCCTATATATCCTGAAACTGTACACGTACTATCAGAGAATACACGCACATAACATTGTTCACAAATATTTTCCATATAGTCTTGTAATATGTCATATTCTGTTTTCATATTATCCTCCTAGCTATACAGTAATTATATATTATACTCTTCTATTTGTCAAGATTGTTTGACAAAGTATTTTAAGTTTTTAATACAATGCTCTCCGCCCATAGCGGCTGATATTATATGACCTACGTACATGTTAGCAGGACAATTCATATAAGTAATTGCAATATCAATACTAGTACAACATGTACAAAGTTTGCATTTCCACTGCTTACTGTCCTTAAACCCCTTCCTATGGCGACGTTTGCCCTCTGCTCTTCTAGCAACATCAGATATTAAGCTATCTCTACATTCTACGCACTTCTTACCATCTTCTATACATAAATCACAGCTCATATATACCCCTTGATCGCTTACGCTTTATTGCGCGGGAAGCTAATGCCGCGCCTACTCTCCGCCATACCTATAGGCGGAATACTGTGGACTGTAGGAACACAACTCTCGGTGGTATGTAGTCACCGAATAACTGGCTATGTAACTGGTAAAGCCTGTCGGCCTTACTCTTATTATAGCACATATAAAGTGTTTAAAAGCCTGTTTTAAGCTTCCCTTAATAATTCTTTACTTAATCTTTACAATTGATAGGCATATACCTATGTATGGTATAATAGTAATATAGAAAAGGTTTTGGCTCATTCGCTGCCTACTAGTTGAGTGTAATACCGGGTAGGTCCTCTCTAGCGATCCTTGAGCCAATTTTAATTAAGAGAAATTAATGCAAGCAATATTAGCTATATTACTCCCGCTGTTATCAAAACTGCCAGGACAAATTGGGGATTATTTCCAAACCAAACAAGAAATAGAAAAAATAAAATTAGATACACAAAAAGAAAAAGAGCTTGCCAATTTAAAACTTGTCGGGGAAATTGCTAAGGCTGATTTAGAACGCTCGAAGGAAATTGTAAAAGCTACGGGCGCTGAGTTTAAATATTTTACGTTCTTCATGTGGTTTGGCCCTTACATGCTGCAAGTAGTTTATCCACCCCTTGGAAAACAAGTGTTTGACAATATGCTGGGAATGCCAGAATGGTATGCACAAAGCTGTGTTGCTATTATGTTCACTGTCTGGGGTATTTCTGTTTCAGCTCCTGTTATTGCAAACATCTTCAACGGCCTTGGTGAATTCTTTAGAGAGAAGAGAATTATAAAAGCAGCTATGAGTCAGAATGTTGACAATGTAGCTTTGTTTGAATTAATTAGAAGTATGACCCCTAAAAATCAGCTAAGCCAAAAACAAGTGGATAGCATCAATGCCGCATTGGCTAAGGATGAGTAATTCATGGAAACAGGTCTACTTCATAAAATCTTTGAATACGGTGCTTATTTAATTGCGGGCTTGGTAGGGTGGTTTTTAAAACGACATATGGAATCAGCAGCGAAACATGAAGAAGAGCAAAACCAGAAACTTGACATGCTAGATAAACGTTTGGATGGCCATGACGTTTCACGCGCGGATATTAAAGCACAAATAAGTTCAATACACAATATGCTGAAAAAGATGGATAGAAACATAGACAAACTATTAGAGAGAAAATAGTGTCAAAAGAATGTAGGAAAATTAGTAAAACGAATGGTAAGATTAGAGCGATTAGAAGCGACAGCGCGTATGAAGAAAAATATGCCAAACAGCTTGCTAGTGGTATTCGCTATAAAAAGGGTTTAAGTATTGTCGAGCTTTGCAGAATGTGGCGAATTAGTAGATCGGCCTATGACAATTGGGTTAATACATACGCAGATTTCAAACATGCCCATGAATTGGGTAAAGTAGATTATGCTGCATGGTGGCATGAAACTTTCCGGGGAATTGCTACAGGTGAAATTAAAGGTAATGCAGGAGCTGCAATATTTGCTTTGACAAACGTTGATAATATTAATTGGAGTAACAAGGTTGACGTCAATAATACGTCGGAAGAACCTGTTCAAACTATTAATATAAAAGTACTGCCAAGAAATGAGTTGAAGGTTATAGAACATCAGGAGCCTACAGCCGATGAGTAGTGTTGAAATTACACTAACAGAGAGTCAATCTAAATTCTTGAATTTAGAATGTGATTTTCCTTTATTTGTTGGAGGCCCTGGTTGTGGTAAGTCTTATTTACTGGGCTTAGCAGCAGTTAGTGACGCTCTACACAGCAAAGACGCTGATGTTTATATATATGCTCCAGAAAACCACCACATTAGAACTATTGAAGTGCCTAACGTCTTATACTGGCTTGACGTTATGAAAATTAAAAATAAAGGCTATAACAAACAAGAAAATTGCATTATAACAGAAGACCCACGTTGCGGTAACTTCTATTTTAAGAATATGGAAACAGCTGCAACAATGGTTGGTTATGAAAGCTACGCAGCGCACGTTGACGAGTTAGATACGTTAGACGAAAAAAAAGCTGCGGAGATATGGCGCCAAATTTTAATGCGAAATAGACAGCAGCCTAAAGGAGTCCCACAACATAATCTTAGGTGGGACGGAGAGAAAGAATCATGGTTTGCAATTAATAGGGCTAGGGCGTATACAACCCCAGAGGGTTATAAGTTTTGCTACAAGACATGGGAATTAGAAGGGCATGTCGACTATCAACAAGTGAAAGGGCGAACCGCGGATAATCCAGCACTACCTTCTAAATATGTTCAGAGTATTAGAGATAGATATCCCGAACACATCGCCGAAGCCTACTTGAATGGCGAATTTTGTAATATGGAATCCCTCGCAGTTTACTACAACTATGACCCGGATTTGCACCTTAGCTTTGAAGAGGTTAAAGTGGGCGAAGCGTTGTACATAGGCTGCGATTTTAACGTTGATAATACTAGCGCCACGGTGTATGTTCGTCGTAATGGCGGGAAAGAATGGCACGCAGTAGATGAGTTTGTCGGAGTTCGTGATAGTGCTACATTAGCACATGATATTGCAAATAGGTATAGTGGTCATAGAATTGTTATGTATCCCGATGCGTCTGGGCGTTCAGGAAGCAATGCAAATAATGCTAATTTGTCGTCTATACAAGAATTAGAGCGCAAAGGGTTTACAATACGCGCACCTAAGAAAAACTTCTACGTAGAGGACAGAATAAATGCTATGAATAAAGGTCTTGCCGAAGGCAGGGTTTTTATCAATAGAGTTAAATGCCCGACAGTCGCTAGATGCTTGATTAATCAGCCCTACGACAAACATGGCAAGCCTTGTAAGAAAACAGGGTATGATCACCAAAACGACGCAACAACATACCCTATTGTTTTTGAAATGGGTGCTGCGAAGTCATTATATAAAGTTAAACTAAAGTGGATGAGATAGAATGAGCGAAATTTGGATCCAAATTAAAAATTACCCCAAATATCAGATATCTAATTTAGGTCGGATTAAGTCTGGCAGGGGCTTATTGAAGCCTTTCATAAACCGAGCAGGTTATCTTGCGGTGAGTATATATAATGAAAACGGGCGAAAATATAAATGGGTGCATAGGTTATTAGGTGAGCATTTCGTAGTTGGTTACGAAGAGGGGTACGTCGTCGATCACAAAGACGGCAATCCGCTCAACAATTCGCTGAGTAATTTACAGTGGATCACACAAAAAGAAAATATTAGAAAAGGTACAGCTGTCAAAATGTCTCGACTTAAAAATAGTAA